TTATGACGGTATATTTCACGGAGCAAATAAACATACTATTGTTTTCTACAATTACCTAGATGTGAATGTTGCATATAAAATTGTACACTATAATGGTGACACACAAACATTAATTGAAACATCACATAATAGAGGTACCGAATATTCTAGTATCTATATCGACGGTGACCGTAATTTTTGGTCATCTAGTTTAGATAGAAATAATGGTGCAATTGTAATTCAACTTTCTAATAATGGTAATGGTACCAATTATGGTAAAGAAGTTGCGTTTTGTGATATTATGTATATGTTTAACAATCAAACGTCATTTACCACATATACGTTTGCCAATGATGAGTCTGGAAAAACAATTTCCGATTGGGGTCAATTAAGTGATATATTTAGAGTCGCCTGTGTAAACGGTGATGGTGTTGCTTCGGTATTAACCATTATGTCCGGTAGTACACGAATAGAAAGTTTGAATATCAACGCTGTAGATGTTACTCAGTGGAACTTCTATAATTTGGGTAATAAAGCAATATATCAAATTTGGACAAACAGCGGGAATAACGTAACATACAAATACATAAACGAATTAGGTGTTGTTACGGATTCGTTGGATTATGGTTTAATCGAAGCGTGGGCGTCAAGTGCTGACAGCCAAGGTCAAAATGGTTACATAGGTATTAGGTCAGAAGGTGATATAGGATTCTATGTATATAGTGGTGCTACCGGTTTTACACAAACAGATTACTATGGCACTACTTACACACCAATAACATATGCAAGTGATACATTCAAAGAAAATACCGAAATGGTATTATTTACACACAATCAATTAGGTTTCAGAATATTAAGTTCAACGGGTATAACACAAGAATTTTCGTTTCCTCAGTATGGTAATTATTCTATTAATGTTGGTAAAACTAAATTTATGTTTGTTTACCAAGATTCTAACGATAGTAACACTGTTAAAATTAGATTATACAATTTTGCGGGTACATTATTGAATAGTGCAACAACAACTTGGACAACTTGGTCCAGTACTTGGGGGGTTAATGAAAGATTTATTGTGACGAATACCGATGTTAATGGTGTTGCCGAAATTTATTTGGTGAGTGAGGATAACATCACGTCTTTAACATTCCAAAATACAAGTTCTGATACCGAAATAAACGATTACGTTTATAATGCTGACTAAAAAAAAACATAAATTATGAAAATATTAGACGTTGATGTTAACATCATCAAGAACAAAGAGAGAGTAAAAAGATTTCAAAAGACATTTCATACTAATGAACCGTTAACGGTTGAGCACGTTAAAAATGTTATTAAGGATGAATTAAAATTACCATTTGAAATAGTAAAAGAAGAATTTTACTATATGTCAGATGAATTAAAGAATGAGGATGTGTTACCATTTTTATCCGGTAACGAATTTATTTTAAAAATTAAGTAATGGAATTTTTTATTAGACAAGGTGCATCTGACCCAATATTAAAGATGAGAATGATTGACGATGGTAAAAATGATAAGTCGTCATTTAATGATTTATTGGAAAACGCTGACATTACATTTGAAATGTCAGATGTGAAAACAGATGCACCTGTTATTTTAGATTCACCATGTTATATCACAACAAGAACCAAATTATATAACCAAACCACAGATGAATATTACGTTGTTCATCGTTTTACCGAATCACAAACTTCAGAGATTGGTAAATTTGAAGGTAAAGTAATTGTACAATTTAGAGATACAAACCTAAATCCCACAACAAAACTCATACTTCCTGTTAAGGAGAAATTATTCATTAATATTTTTTAGTCTCGAATTTATTTCTTATATTTATTGATGTAAACAAGGCAAACTGTGATTTAATCACAAGCTAATACGTCACATTTAAAAAAAATATAAGATGAAAGAGGTTATCTCTCAGGAAGTTATCGAAAATTTCCTTAATGGGGGTGATGATGAAAAGTACATCGTCGGTGTCGAGTATGACTACCCAACAAATTCAATTTCAAAAATTATTCAAGACCCAGTTAAGGGTAAAATTGTCAAATCAGATTCGTTTGTTCCATTCCTTTGGGTTGGTGATTTATCTAATTTAAATTTTTATAGTAATTCAAAATCTACTCAAAAGAAGATGATGGGTAAGTATGGAATTATTATTGAGAAATTAGAAACTTACGGAAATGAACGATTAGAGAATGGTATGAAATACTTAGTTAAGAGTATTAAATCATATACCGATTTAATTAATTTCTTTAAGCAAGGTGGGTTAGACCCTTGGGGGGAAGAGGTGAGAAAACATTTTACAATATTATCACCCGTTGAACAATACTTGGTTCAAACAAGAAAAAGGTTATTTAAAGGTATTGACGATTATGGTGGTGTTTATCGATTTGTATTCGATATTGAGACCACAGGTTTAGACCCTGAAACTTGTAATATCATTTTGATTGGAGTTAAGGATAACCGTGGTTTACAGGAAACAATTCCAGCATTTGGTGAGGATGGAGAAAAAAAATGTATTGAGAGATTTTTTAAATTTATTAGAGATTTAAAACCAACAATTGTTGCGGGTTATAACTCTGCATTCTTTGACTGGCCGTTTATATTAAAACGTGCACAAATTTTGGGTGTTGATGTTGATGGCATGACACAAATTTTCACAGGTACGGGGATTAAAGAAAAGAAAGGTGTATTAAAACTTGCAAATGAAATTGAGGATTATACTCAACACGTAATATGGGGATTTAACATTATCGATATTGCACATTCTGTTCGTAGAGCACAAGCTATAAACTCAGAAATTAAATCTTGGGGTTTGAAATACATTACAACATATTTGGAAAAAGAAAAACCTAATCGTGTGTATGTCGAGGGTGGTAAAATTTCACAAATATATTTGGATAATGAAAGTTACTACGTGAATCCAAAAACTGGTGGTTATAAAAAAATAGGAGAGCCCGGTACCGAAAGATTAATGGAGAAATATCCAGGTAAATTTGAAATATGGCCAGGAAGAAAAATTGTAGAACAATATCTTGACGATGACTTGTATGAGACGATGATTGTTGACGATTCATTTTCACAATCAACATTTTTACTATCTAAATTAGTACCTACAACATATGAAAGAATTGCAACAATGGGTACTGCAACATTGTGGAAGATTATCATGTTAGCGTGGTCATATGAAAATAATTTAGCAATACCAACTAAAGATGAAAAACGTCCATTTACGGGGGGTTTATCACGTTTATTAAATGTTGGTTATGCGAAAAACATTGTTAAGTTTGACTATTCATCACTTTACCCATCGATACAACTTGTATATGATGTATTTCCTGATTGTGATGTGATGAGTGTACAAAAATCGATGTTGAAATATTTCCGTAACATTCGTATTAAGTATAAACATCTTGCCGGTGAATTAAAAGACAGTGACCCCGTTGCTTCTGAAATGTATGACCGTAAACAATTACCAATTAAGATTTTTATCAATGCATATTTTGGTTCATTATCCGCACCACACGTATTCCCTTGGGGTGAAATGGATTCGGGTGAGACTATTACTTGTATCGGTCGTCAATGTTTACGAATGATGATTATGTTTTTTATGAAGAAAGGTTATAAACCACTCGTAATGGATACGGATGGTGTTAACTTCGAAGCACCTGAAAGTGCAAAAGAAACAAGATACATTGGTAAAGGTCTTAATGAATTAGTTAAAGAAGGTAAAGAATATGTTGGTATTGAAGCTGATACCGCTGAGTTTAATGATATCTTCATGAGAAATGAAATGGGTCTTGATATTGACTACACCGCACCCGCTTGTATCAATGTATCTCGTAAGAACTATATCATTAAATTAATTAAAAAAGGAAAAGAGAAAATTAAATTAACAGGAAATACAATTAAATCTAAAAAATTACAAACATATGTTGTGGAATTTTTAGATGAGGGATTAAAACATTTATTAAATGGTGATGGACATTCATTTGTTGAGTTGTATTATGATTACGTTGAGAAGATTTTTAATAAAGAAATACCCTTGTCTAAAATTGCAAATAAAGCACGTGTTAAACAATCGGTAAATGATTATAAAAAACATATACAAAAGACAACTAAGTCAGGTTCCTTAATGTCCAGACAAGCACATATGGAATTAATAATTCAAAACGATTATCCTGCTGGTTTAGGTGACACAATTTATTACATTAATAATGGTATTAAGAAATCTTCAGGTGACGTACAAAAGATTACAAAACCTACGAAGAAACAACAAGAAGAATTTACCGCCAAACACGGATATCCAATGCCGGATGGTTATATTGAAGTTAATTGTTACATGATTAACGAGAAAGATATAAATGATAATCCAGATTTAAAGGGTGATTATAATGTACCTCGTTATTTAAATAATTTTAATAAACGTGTAGAACCATTATTAGTTGCATTTAATCCATCAATTAGAGAAGATATTTTAATTGAAGACCCTAAAGAGAGACAATATTTTACAAAGGCACAATGTGAACTTGTAAATGGTTATCCTTTAAAGGAAAGTGGTCAGGATAAATTTGATGAGGTTATGACACTTTCAGATAGTGAAGTTGTATTTTGGAATAAGGTAGGTCGTGACCCATACTTTATGTATGTGGAAGATAGTTTAAAATTGGTAGACCAATATTGGGTTGACCATAATAGGAAGGTTCTATTATCACAAGCACAAAGTACCAAAAGTAATGAGGATGAGATTATCGGCAACGAAAATGCTGACCTTATATTACACGTATCTGAAAGTTAGATTACATTAAATGGACTCTGCATCGCACGATACTTAAGTGCTTTATTTAAATTCTCCGCTTCTGATCCTTTTCTTTCAAGAATTTTATCAGGGCGGAGTCTTTCTAATCTTTGCATTAACTCTTCCACTAATTTCATTCTTTCATCTTTACCCTCAGTAAGTAAAGAACTATAATCTAATTTAACTGCACTATCAGGAACTTGTAAATCACCCGAAAATTTACCCCAAATTCTACCTAAACCTTCTTTAGCATAACCGATTAGGTATTTTCTAACCCAGTTTTGTGACGGTTTATTCATTTTATCCCATGTTAATTCTTCAGTCATAACATCGGAAGGTAATTTGATAATATCTTTATTTTTTTCCAAACATGTATCTCTATCCATAGTTTCGTAATACCAGTACCAAACTTGATAGTTTTTATTTGCATTATTACCAAAGTCAAATTTACCACCTGGAGTGTTATATAGGTGTACTAATTTTTTACCTTCGGGACCTGCTGTTATTCTATATGTTAATTCACCACCAATAAGTCTGTTTTTTATACTTCTATCTTGCATTCTTAAAAGAAGGTCAAAGGCAGGTAACATAAAATATGAACCTGAAGAACCAACTTGTGCAAAACCACCCACACCACCAAATCCAACACCACCTAAACCTCCAAATCCACCTAAAAATGGGTCAACAATAGAATCTGTTAATTCAGCCCTTGTAAACCATAAAAGTTCATTTATTTCACGTCCAGCGGGTATTTCATATACCTGAGTACCTCCTGTTAATGTAAAGAAATCTTTTTTCAATTCATTATTACCACCAGCCTGTAGACCAACAATTTTTGAATATGAGTGAGTATATTGGGTCTCGTAATCTAAACTTCTTGTTGTAAACGCTCTTGATAAAGATTGAGTATCGACGTCTAATCCCGCCAAAGCTGACCATTGTGATTCAATTAACCAATCACTTACATACTGTTCATATTCGGAAATAGAGAACTCTAAGAAAGTGTCCATTTGTTCTTCGGTTAATTCGATACCACGTACCGGCATACCTAATAAATGGAATACCTGTGTATATAATTTTTCTTTTTCTGTTTGTGAAATAATTGTCGCCATAATTTGGTTTATTCTAATAAATAGTTTATTTTTGGTATTATGACTACATCAGATAAACTAAATGAACTATTAATCCTATGTGGGATTAATGATATTGTTTTTACTTATCAAAAAGAAGGTGAGGACAATTATATTGATTTTAATAAGGATGAAAAAACAATCGTGGTAAATGTTTCGGATTATGAAGACAAGGAATTGGACGATTTAATCACCTCAAAGATTGGAGAATTAAAGGAGTTGTTTAAGTAAGTCTCTACTAAAAGATTCTGAATACTCACCATCACCCATAACTTGGTCGATAACTCCCTTCTTCTTTTGTAAAATATTATAGATAATCTTTTCAACGGTGTTCTCAAATACAGGATAGTATACGAGAACACTATTTTTTTGTCCGTATCTATATGCTCGGTCTTCCCCTTGTGAATGGTCCGCTGGTACAAATGATAAGTCATTCATAATAACAACTTCAGCGGCGGTTAATGTAATACCCACACCCGCAGCTTTAATGTTACCAATAAAAACTTTTATTTTACTATCATTTTGAAATCTATCTACATTTTCTTGTCTCTTATCTTTTGCCATACGTCCATCTAAGGTTACTGAAACTTTTTTATATTTTTCGTGTAACATATCTAATGACATTGTAAAATTAGTTAACACTATAACTTTTTTACCTTGTTCTAAACAACGGTCAATAATTTCACAAGTGTATGGTATTTTTTCATAAGCAATTAATTGTCTAATTTTCATTAAACGATTAAGAGTGACTGTAATAGTTTCATCGTCTTTCTTATCATTACTAATACGAGTAAACTCTTCTAATTCTTCATCATACATTTTACTATTCAATTCCACAAACACGGGAGTCACAATTTTTTCAGGTAAATCAAGAATGTCAGTCTTCATTCTACGTAAAACAATATTTTTAGTTCTTTCACGTAACTCATCTAAATTACTTGCCCCACTTGTATTCCATACTTTTCTTTGTCCCACTCTAAATTGGTAACCGGCACAATATCTACGAACATATGATTGCCAATTCAATGTTAACGGAGACTCAACAATTTTTAATAAATTAAAATAGTTAATTGGTCTTGAGGTCATTGGTGTTCCTGTTAACAACCATACTTTAGGAATTGTTTCTAAAACGTCATTTAATAAACGAGTTCTGTTTGCAGTTGCGTTTGAAATATAATGTGCTTCATCTACAATTGCTAAATCGAATTTTTCATTTACTAATAATTTATAATCATCACTATCTTCACTTTTATCTGTTGTGTGGTAATTTTTTAAAATATCATAATTGATAATATAATAATCAAATGTTGACCCCCATTTTCTACCTTCAACAATTAAAACTTTTCTATCGGTATATTGTGCAATTTCTCTTTTCCAATTTATTTTCAAAGATGCGGGACAAACTATTAATATTTTCTTGGCTTCACATTCCATAGATGCAATAACCGCTGAGGTCGTTTTTCCGAGACCCATATCATCGGCGAGTATAAACTTATCATTTGCTAATAACTTCTCAATTGCAACCTTCTGGTGGTCCATTGGAGGACGTTCTACATACTTCGAGTAATCAATGACTCTATTAAGTTTTTTCTCTTCCTGTAATACCGCAGCTTTAGGTAACCACATAGACGTTAATTGATCAACATCTAAAACTTTACCCCAAATATGATACGCCTTATCTGATTCACATAAAAGTTTTTCACACCATATTTGTTCGGGTACTTTTGGTAATAATCTATCCTCCATGATTTTTTCACCAAAGGAATTCACAACCTTAATATATTTTCTAGCAACTTTAGGAGTCACTGTATGATATTTTTGCACATATTCAGCTTGAGGACGAGTGAGTTTAAAATTCTTCACTTCCTCAAACTTTCTTTTCCATTCTAATAATTGATTGTTAGAACCTTCATAGGTTGAAAGTATATTTCTAGCCTCAATTTCGGGAATCTTTGTTTCCATATTAAAATATAAATAATTAGAACGTAACATTAAACTATTTATTAGGATATGAACAATAAATTACCAATCACCAGATTGTCTAAATTCTTCTCTCAGGATGATTTTGATATAAACATTCAAATGGGTCAAGAGTATCTACATGGAGATTTAAACATGAAATTGGTGTTATACAGAGTAGATAGACAAAAAACAGACACCGATGCGGTTTATGCTGAAGCGGGTATGGATGAGATAAAATACTTTCCACCTGTTGAATTTAATGCGTTGGTAAAAATAGACGAACCAAAAAATAGCTCATATAAGGGTGGTATGTTAAGATATAACGAACCGGGTAATTTAACATTATCGGTTTATATCAGACATTTAGAAGAATTAAATGTGGATATTCGTTATGGTGATTATATTGGATATCCCGATTCTGAGGAAAAATTAAGATTTTACACAGTATCTAATGATGGTAGAGTAACGTCAGATAATAAACATAAGATGTTTGGTTTCAAACCACACTATAGAACTATAGTTTGCGTTCCAACACAACAAAACGAATTTAGAGGAGTATAAAATGGGTATACCTAAAAGAAAAAACAATATAGATGTTTATTCCGGTGCGAAGGAATCGTTTCAGGGTAAACAAGTTATGGAAAGAAGACAGGAGTTGTTGGATAGAATTACTAAATCCGACTCTTATTTACCTGACTCCATATTACATGACGATTTGGATGGTGGGATGTTAGAATTTGTAAAGAACAATTTTATTGTTGTTTCTGATGGTAATCAAATACCAATTATTCCTAAAATATTAACAATACAAAGATGGGGAGAGTTTGCCAACAATTGGACATTTAGTAATGACGATGGTAATGTTGAATTACCTTTTATCGCTGTTATTAGAAAACCTGATGTTCAGCCAGGTACAAACCCAGTAACCCAAAGAACTATACCTGATAGAAGAACTTTTCATTATGCGTCTGTCCCAACATGGAACGGTACTCAAATAGGTGCTGACATTTATAAAATGCCACAACCTGTTGCAATTGATATCACTTTTGAGGTAACAATTGTGTGTAATAAATTTAGAGATTTAAATAAATTTAATAAGATTGTTTTACAAAAGTTCTCATCAAGACAAGCTTACACATCAGTAAAAGGACATTATATTCCAATTATTTTAGAAGGTATTGAGGATAATAGTCCAATTGATACAATTGACGGACGTAGATTTTATATTCAAAATTATAAATTTATAATGTTGGGTATTTTGATTGATAGTGAAGAATTTGAAGTAAAACCAGCAATAAGTAGATTTTTCTTAATGAATGAATTTATTAAAGAAAAACCTCTATCAAAAAAATATATTAACAAATTAATTGATATTACCATTGCAACATTTCCTGCGGATGGGATTCAAACTTCATTTAGTGTTGGTGAAAGTATAGGAACTTTATTTAATGTGTCAATAAACGGTCTTGTTCAAGAAAGAGATGTTGATTATTTCCACGTATCATTTACATCTAAAATCACATTTGCGGAACCCCCATTAGAAGGTAGTGTTGTGACAATAACATACTATAAAGGAAGAAATAGTGTTATTATTGATACATACGGAAGTATATTACAAGTTTCAACGGAATATTTCCCATATGATGGTTCCACATTATCATTCACATTATTAAATTCAATTAATAGCATTGTTTCAATTGATATAAATGGTTTGTTACAAGAAGAGGGAGTTGGGTATAATATATCAGGAAGTCAGGAAATTACATTAGGTGGTGCACCTGTAATAGGTTCAAGAATTGGTGTGACATATATCTACTAATCATCACCATACATGTCTTTCTTTTTGGGTTTACATAAATCTTCTATAAATTTTTCTAAAACTTTGTAGATTTTTAATCCATTCTTTTCACAGTGATTTTTTAACATCTCATGATGTTTTTCACTGATTTTTACATTTTTCTGATTGTTTTCCATATTAAAAGATAGTAAAAGATAGAAAAGGATAATTTACTATCTTTTTTAAGAAAAGTACGGAAATCTTTGCTAAAAACAAAGATATTTATAGAATAACTAATAAAAATAATTAACCAAACAACAATCGATGGCAAATTCAAACAGAGTATTCGTTTCTCCAGGTGTGTATACATCAGAGAAGGATCTAACATTCGTAGCTCAAAGTGTGGGGGTAACAACATTGGGATTAGTAGGTGAAACCTTAAAAGGACCTGCTTTCGAACCAATTTTAATTGGAAACTTCGACGAATTCAAAACTTATTTTGGTGGAACATCTCCTGAAAAGGACGGTGACGGAAATCCAAAATATGAGTTACCTTATGTAGCAAAATCTTATCTACAGGAATCGAATCAATTATTCGTAACAAGAATCCTTGGTTTATCTGGCTACAAAGCTGGTAAATCTTTCGGAATTAAAACTTTAGGTGGAATCACAGTAGACACAACTCAAACACCAACATCAACAATTGGTATTACAACACCAACTAGTGTTGATATTGTTAACCCAACATATAGTACTTTCTATAGTTTATTATCAGGTAAAACGGCATCTGACGGTACTGATATTGTAGATTACATAGTAACTAATTATGGTAGTGGTTTATCTACAGGTGATTGGTTCACAATAGGTTATGTACCGGCATCTGAAACTTCAGGTCTTTCAGGTACACAATTAACAAGTCCAATTGGGGACTATAGTGTTAGAAATTGGAACAATGTGTTTCATAACACAGCTGGTACTGAAGTATACGGTTTCTTATTCGTATATCAAGCTAGTCCAATGAATTTTGATACAACAAAATACACATACACATCAGAATTAGTAAATGATGGTTTAGTAGTGGCGTCTTTAAGATCAAGAGGTCGTTATGTTGGGGAAACTTTAACATACGAAGTTGTAGATAACAATAAATTTAATATCACAGATATTGATGGTGTAGAAAGTAACCCATTAGGTGAATTTACAGTTAACGTTACTGGAGTGACGGGCGGTGCTAAATCATTTGCTTGTTCATTAGATTCAACTTCATCTAAATTTATCACTAAAGTGTTAGGTTCAGACGTATATGATAAAGATTATGCAGATTTCCCATTATATGTTAATGAGGTTTATTCAAATCTTTTAAGTCATGGGTATGATTATGGACTAATTAGAGGTATAAGTTTAACTGAAACATATCTTGCTGAAGGTAACAATTACTTAACAAAATGGACAACTGCAGCTTCACCGTATGTTGTTTCTGAAGTACGTGGTGGTAAAGTTTCAGACCTTTTCAGAGTTGTAACAATTTCTGATGGTGGAGCGTCAAATACACAAGTTAAAATTACTATTCAAAATATTAATTTAGATTCAAGTGAATTTGATTTTGTTGTACGTGACTTTAACGATACTGATGAAAATCAAGTTGTACTTGAAAAATTCTCAAGATGTTCAATGAATCCTGAAATGCCAGGTTACATCGCAAGAAAAATTGGTACAAATGATGGTGAATACGAATTACGTTCTAAGTATGTAATGTTAGAAATGGCGGACAATGCACCAACAGATGCAATACCTGCTGGATTTAAAGGATTTACAAATCACACATTCAGTGGTTCTAAATTGGGTAATGTAATGTACAAAACCGAATATTATGATGCTGGTGATGTATTGTATATTGACCAAACAGGTCAAGAAATCATCACAAATGGTGACAAAGTAAAGAAAGTAAGTTTAGGTCTTTCATCACAAGTTGGATTTGATAAGGATTTATTCAAATATAAAGGTCTTGCTGGAACTACAGAAACTGATGGTTTCCACTTATCATCTAATGCCGCATCAATCACAGGTACTACATACCAATGTACACCATATGATTTAGAAGGTACTAATAAGGGTAAATTGGATAATATTAACTTCCGTAAATTCACATTCGCAGTAAACGGTGGTTTTGATGGATGGGATGTGTATAGAAAAGTTAGAACATTGAGTGATTCTTACATTTATGGTAAAACAACATATAGTGCAAGTGGTATGTTCGATAATACAGGTAACTCAGATTACTATTCTTACTTAGATGGTATCAATACATTCTCAAACCCTGAAGCTGTTAATATTAACGTATTTGCAACTCCAGGTATCAACTTTAGAGACCATAGTTCTTTAGTAAATCAAGCAATTGATATGATTGAAAATGATAGAGCTGACTCATTATACGTAATGAATTCACCTAATATCACAGGAACAACCGCAGCAACACAAGTTGTTGATGATTTAGATACCGCTTCTATTGATTCTAATTACTCTGCAACATATTGGCCTTGGATTCAAGTTAGAGATACTGATAACGCAACAAATCTTTTCATACCACCAACAGGTGAAGTGTTGAAGAATATTGCATTAACAGATAATGTTTCATATCCTTGGTTCGCAGTTGCGGGTTACTCAAGAGGTTTAGTAAATGCAGTTAAAGCATCTAAGAAATTAACTCTTGATGAAAGAGATGAATTATATAAAAACAGAATAAACCCAATTGCAACATTCTCTGATACAGGTACAATTATTTGGGGTAACAAAACGTTACAAGTTAGAGAATCTGCTTTAGATAGAATCAACGTAAGAAGATTATTATTAAGAGCAAGAAAGTTAATATCTGCAGTTGCGGTTAGACTATTGTTCGAACAAAACGATGAACAAGTTAGACAAGAATTCTTGAGATTAGTTAATCCAATTTTGGATTCAATTAAGAAAGAAAGAGGTTTATATGAATTCAAAGTTAGCGTATCTAATGACCCAGAGGACATTGATGCAAATACTTTGAGAGGTAAAATCTACGTAAAACCTACTCGTTCTCTTGAATTTATCGATTTAGAATTCGTAATTACTCCAACAGGAGCTTCATTTGAGAATATCTAATCTAAAAGGAGATATAAAAAAAGAAAAGGAGGGTAGAGATACCTTCCTTTTTTATTTGTAGAACGTTCCACGTGGAACAAACTGGTATAAAGATTTTATTGTTATATTGTACCCAGTATCTAGAACTAGATATACTAGTATTTATATTATATATTATTAATAAACTAGAAATTATATTGTTATTACTGGAACTAGAATACTGGAGGATTTGTAAAAAACTACGAAAAATATTTGACATAATCAAGTATCAACCCAAAAAAAAATTTATTTCCAAATAAGATATATTTATAAGAAGTATAAAATAACAAAAAACTTAACAAATACAAAATGGCAGATTTACTAATGAAAATGCCGGTTCCTTACGAACCGAAAAGACAGAACAGATTTATTCTTAGATTCCCTTCATCTTTGGGAATTAATGAATGGTATGTTTCTTCAACAAAAAGACCTTCAGCTAAGATTAACTCAACAGAGATTCCTTTCTTAAACACTTCAACTTATGTTGCTGGTAGATTTACTTGGGAAGAAATGAGTGTTACATTCAAAGACCCAATCGGTCCTTCAGCTTCTCAAGCTTTAATGGAATGGTTCCGTTTACATGCAGAATCAGTAACAGGTAGAATGGGATATGCTGCTGGTTATAAAAAAGACATTGAATTGGAAATGTTAGACCCAACAGGTGTTGTTGTTGAAAAATGGATTATCCAAGGTGCTTTCTTAACAAGCTTAAACTTTGGTGATTTAGATTATAACAACGATGCTTTAGCTCAAATTACTTGTAACTTGAGAATGGATAGATGTATCCAAGTATACTAATATAATTTTTTTCATATTAAAACCGGTAACCAAATTAGTAAATCTGTCTAATAGGTTATCGGTTTTTATTTTACACCAAAACTTTACTTTCTTATAGTTATAGTTTAAATTATACTATGGAAGAATACAGAATAGACCCAACAATTGCATATGATGTTGTAGAATTACCAAGTAGAGGTATTCATTACACAAACAACAAGAAATCAGTTAGAGTTGCTTACTTAACTGC